TACATCTTGCTTGGCGCAAGTGGTGCGATTGTGATTCCTGATGCTACCTTTGCGGCTGGTGACGCTGTCACCATATTTAACAACACCGCCAGTACAGCCACAATCACTTGCTCAATCACTACGGCGTACATTGCAGGCACATTCACTGACAAAGCCACCATGACCTTGGCGGCAGCGGGTGTAGCAACTGTACTGTTCATCACCAGCACCCTGTGTGTTGTTTCAGGAAACGTGACCTAATATGAGTTCAACACAACAACTACTACTGGGCGAAAACGCAGTTAACATCATTCCTAACTACATTGAGGAAGTGTTTAGCACGTTTCTCTACACAGGCAACGGCGCTACACAGACCATTACCAATGGTATTGACTTGTCTACCAAAGGCGGGTTAGTTTGGTTAAAAGAAAGAAATAACGCTAGAAGTCATTTTTTGCAAGATTCTGCTAGAACAATTACCTCGTACTTAAGTTCTGACAATACAGACGCCGCAAGTTCTGGAACCGCAGTTACCGCGCTTAACACAACGGGCTTTACTCTTGGGTCACAGAGTGGTACTAATGGATCAACAAATACCTACTGTTCATGGTCATTCCGCAAGCAGCCTAAGTTCTTTGATGTTGTGACTTATACGGGGAATGGTTTATCTAGCAACGTAATTTCGCATAACCTTGGTTCAGTGCCGGGGTTTATTATTTGCAAAAGAACTAATAGCACAAGTGGGTGGGCTATTTGGCATAGAGGAAATGGAACAACTTCTTACGGTTTGTTTGCATTAAATAGTACGGCGGCAGCGACTGCTAATTTTTCAGCAGCCCCTACCTCAACCACATTTGACGCTTATAACATTTGGGACACAGGCAATCCTGCTAACGCCTCTGGTGGCGCTTACGTAGCCTACCTATTCGCCCATGACGCAGGTGGCTTTGGCCTGACGGGTACGGACAATGTGATTAGCTGTGGGGGTTACACGGGTACAGGCAGCACTGCACAAAACATCACGCTAGGCTACGAGCCTCAGTGGGTAATGATTAAACGCACCGATACCACAAACAGTTGGATTATGGTTGACAATATGCGTGGCTTCTTTCAAGCCGCAGATAACGCATTAGAGGCCAACTCAAGCAACGCTGAAGCTGCTGGTGTTTCTATGACAGGCGCAATGCAGCCAATAGCAACTGGATTTACTCTGTTTAACGCAAACAGCGCAGTAAACGCATCAGGTGGAACCTACATCTACATAGCCATACGCCGTGGCCCGATGAAAGTGCCTACGTTGGGTACGACTGTGTTTGCTCCAGCATTTGTTCAAGCGGCAAATAACAACGCAAACCGCGTTCAAACTGGGTTCCCAGTTGATATGACGTTCATGAACACTGCGGGCAGCACAGCAGCCGTAGAGATGTATGAGTATGACCGCATCAGAAATCAAGCGTTTCAAACGTACTCTGCTGCCAATCAACAATCAAATCCGTATGGGACAGATGTTAGCTTTGCAAGCAACACAGGTTTTGCAAACGTCTCTGGAGCATCCCGCGCTGCCCCTTCGTTTAACATAATCTTTTTAAACTTCCAGCGTGCCCCATCGTTTTTTGATGTAGTATGTTACACAGGGGCGGGTAGTGGGTCTGGACAAAGCGTAGCCCACGGTTTAGGTGTAACCCCTGAATTGTTACTAGTAAAAAACAGGACTGCTAGCGCAGAAAATTGGTCGGTGCTTATTACCAGTAGATCGACAAGGGTAGTGCTAAATTCAACTGGTGCAGAGGGATCACCTAATCAGTATTTTGGCGGTTCGTCCAGTTACATAGCACCTACATCATCTGTATTTACGGTGGGCCCAAATGGAGAAACAGGAGCTGGAGCAAACACCTACGTCGCTTATCTATTCGCAACTTGCGCTGGTGTTTCCAAAGTTGGCTCATACACAGGTACAGGTACCCTTCAAACTATCCCATGCGGATTCACATCCGGGGCTCGGTTTGTCTTGATTAAGCGCGTTGATTCAACAGGTGCGTGGTACGTCTGGGATTCTACTCGTGGTATTTCAGCAGGTGATGACCCTTACTTACTTTTAAATAGCACCGCCCCTCAAGTAAACAATACAAACTATGTTGACACAGACACAACTGGTTTTAAAGTAACAGCCGCAGCGCCAGCAGATATTAACTCTAGTGCAAGTGGCGCAACCTACATCTTCTTGGCAATCGCATAAGGAAACATCATGCAAATCAGAATCAGAGAAACAGGTCAAGTGCTACTACAGCACGAGTGGGAAAAGTGGGTTGCACAGACTTACGCCAAGTCATTAAGTGGAATCACTGAAGAAGCGGTCAATCGCTTTGAGTCAGACATCGTGTTTGAAGGCCCACATGCCACAGGCGGCACGGTCTATCAGTACAGCCAACAGGACGGTGTAGAGCAGCTTGACGGCAAGTGGTACACCAAGTACATCCTTGGCCCTGTGTTTACAGATGGCGAAACAACCGCTGCTGAACAAGAGGCGGCTTACAAGGCCCAGAAGGATGCAGAGCAAGCCAAGTCAGTACGCACAACTCGTACACAAAAACTGACTGACTCTGACTGGACACAGATTGCCGACAGCACTGCTGACAAGGCTGCATGGGCAACATATCGTACTGCCTTACGTGATGTGCCTACACAAGCGGGTTTCCCTTGGACAATTACTTGGCCTGACGCACCATAGGGGCTGTAAATTGACCCGCTCAGCATCCTCTTTGCAGCTAACGCTTGCGTTGCCGCCATTAAGCAGGGGTGCAAACTCTATAAAGACGCTAAAACGTCTTTCATGGAGATCAAGAAGACTGTCGATGAGGTTACTTCAGATGTCAAAGCAGTCAGAGGATTCTGGGCAAGGCTCTTCGGAACAGCGCCCACCTCAAGCCCCAAGCCTGTGGCGAAAAAGAAGGAAGCCTACGTTGCCGTCAACGAAACCCAAGTCATGGCGGACATCGTTACTCAGCTTTCTCAGTTCTTTAAGCTGCAAGAACAGCTTGCTGACCACATAAGGGAAGAGGAAGAGAAGAGCAAAACAGTCTACGACCCCGACGCTAACCTAATGGAAGCCGCCCTAAAACGGGTAATGGCTCAAGACCAGATGGCGCTGTTGGAGACGGAGATCAGAGAAGCGATGGTGTACGGCGCTCCTAAAGAGATGGGAGCCTTGTACTCAAAAGTGTTTGATATGCGGGATGTCATCAAGATAGAGCAGGACAGGGCAAGGAAGAAACGGGATGATGAGTCATGGCAACGCAAAGAGGAGGAGCGGCTCCTAAGAGAAAGGCAGGCATACCTGCTGGCGACTATCCTATTCCTCCTATATATGTGGTTGCTCCTCGGCCTCTTGCACAGGATTGGGAGATAGTTGTGGGTTGGATTGCCGCTTGCTTGCTTATAGTAGCGTTGCTTCCGCTGCTCGGGATGCTGTATATAGACGTTATGCAAACCAAGCATGAAGCCAAACAGCAGATTGAAAAGATGGAAAAACTGCGTAGAGAACTTGAGCAACAGAAACGTGAGGTAAAAAATGAGTGATGAAAAAATCCAAGCTATGGAAACAAAGAGCGCCTTGATTGAGAAGATCACCTTTGCTTTGTTGCCTTTATTGTTTTCTTGCGTCGTTTACCTTATGTCGGCGCTGTCCAATTTATCCCATGAGGTGACCATCCTCAACAGCAAAATCAGCTTGGTGGTGACTTCAGACAATAAGCAAGCAAGTAACACAGGTGCTGAGTTGGCTAGGGAAAAGTTAAGACAAGACTTGGAAAAAGAAATCCAAAAGAACAGGGATGATATTCAAGTAAACCGCCTGCATATCGCCATCTTGGAAGACAGGGCGGGAATGAAAACCACATTCAAAAAGGAAGATAAATGATTCCAATAGTTGCATCCCTCCTCGGCAGTCTTGCCCAAAACGGTCTTACGCTGCTATCCAGCGCCATCCAAGCCAAGGGCAAAGAAGTCGTCGAGCAGACGCTGGGCGTGAAGATTCCAGACAATCCAACCGCAGAAGATGTCAGCAACCTGCGCCAGCTTCAGTTTGAGCATGAAGAACGCCTGTTGGAACTTGGTATTGAGAAGGCTAAGATGGAGTTGGCTGAACTGGAACTGTTTGCCAAAGCTGCTCAAAACGAGGACGACAACGTCACAGATCGCTGGAAATCGGACATGAATAGCGATTCTTGGCTGTCCAAGAACATCCGTCCCATGAGCCTGATTGCCATTTTTCTAGGCTACTTCTTGTTTGCAATGATGTCTGCCTATGGGT